GCACTTATAAACTCTTTATAATTATTATTTTGATTACAAACAGGTGCTAAATCACTTACTGTATAAATACCTTCGGGTCTTTTATATCCATCACCTCTTAAACATTCGCTATATCGAGGACATTTAATGGACATACATACACACATATCTTCCATTACCATTTTTCGTAATTATATCCTTTCTCACTTGTATAGTAAATATTTTTGATTCCTCTATCTTTTAATGCCTTTTCGCAACTTAAACATGGACGACATATTCTTGTTTTATTTCCACTTTCACGATATACAAATAATGAAACCTTTGACCAATCTATATCCATATCCTTACTATCTATAAGGCATTTCATTTCTGCGTGAATACACGGTGGGTGGTCATTTGCAGAAAAGAATCTGTCCACATCTAAATTTTGTCTATATAAGTTATATTTATATTGAACAGGACTCGTTTTCTGCGTATTCCACCCACTTGCAATTATCTTATTCTTATAAACTAAGATTGAGCCAATGTGTATCTTTTTTCTGTTGTAGTCACTTAATTTTGAAGCGTTTTTAGCCAATTTAAAAAATCTGTTAATATTCATAGATATATTATATCACAGATTTGGTTATTTGTCAAGCCTACTCTGAATAATCTTCGTCATTAAGTTCTACTAAAAATTGTTGTTCACCATTAATATTATCTGTATCTGTTATAAAGTCAATCCAAGAAGGTAATAATGCAAAATCATCTTCTTTTACACGTTCTGCTAAATAGGCGTTCCAAAACAACCAATCTTTACCTGTTACTTCTTGGTCTTTTTTTAATTCGTTTGAGTTAACTTGAAATATTAACATACCACCACCTACTTATGTTTAACTCTCATTTCAACTTCTTGTTGTTTACCTAGGTTAAATGCACTTTTATAATCTCCCGTCAAATAGCCCGTTACACGCCTTAATCGTCTTATATTATGGCTACCACATTCGGGGCAAGTATCATTCATATCATCAGTAAATCCACAATCATTACACATATCATTAGGTACGTTAATAGCAAAGTATGGAATATCTTTATCCATAGCATAATTTACTATTGTTTCAAGTGCTTGTAGATTGTGTTTAACAGAACCGTCTAATTCAACATAAGTAATACAACCTGCCGAACTATATCCCGTAAGTTCTGCTTCTATATTTATCTTTTCGATAGGTGACATTTTTTTCCATACGGGTACGTGCATTGAGTTTGTGAAAAATTCTTTATCTGAAACATTAGGTATTTCCCCATATTGTTCCTTAAATTTCTGCATAGCCGTATAACAAAGATTTTCCGCAGGAGTATAATATACACCAAAATTAAGATAATAAGTATAATCAGTTGATTCACCATTAATAACTAATTCTTTATGGTGTAACTCTTTCTTAAACTCTGCACACCTATCTTTAAATAATTGTTCTATTCTCTTTGCTAATTCCATTCCTTTAGGTTCTGTATGGTCACAACCTACAAGAATTTGCAACGTTTCTGCAAGTCCTAATTGTCCTATAGCAAGTGTGCCGTGTTTAAGTGCTGATATAATACCTTCTTCGGGTACATATCCTGCCATTGTATTATTTTCATACATAAATTTTGCCGCTTCGGGTGATTGAGAACATATCCAATCGAAACGTTCAATTAATGTATCTTTAGCATCGTGGATTGCTTCATCTAAAAGTTGCATAAAGAAATCTAATGTATCTTCTTCCCAATCTCCACAAGGTTTATCATCATAATAATGAATTGCCTCCATAGCAAGAGTAGGCATTATAATAGATACGGGGCAGATATTTCCACGCCCATCTTTTAATTGACCAAATCCATTTGCATCCCAACCATTAGCCGTTCTGCACGTATTACTCCCATATCCCTATGGGTACTGACTATATCTTCTATCTTTCGATAGCCTTCCGCTTCGAGTGAGTGCTTATCTCTCACCCTACTCCCTTACATTCATCGGGGATAGTCGATACACCTTATTCATCATAATATTCAAAAATCCAAGTTTTTCTAAATGGTTTTTTAACACTTCCGTTTAATCTTTCTGTTATAGAAGTTTTACCATTTTGAATCCCACAAGCCTTGGCACAACTGATAATAGTATCAAATACATCTATTTCGTTAGTTATTATATTGATTCTTTTAATCTTTCGTGCCATAGGATTTTTATATCCTAATTTGGTCTGTCGAATTTTATTTGTTATAATTTTAATTTCTTCTTTTGTTTTAGATTGATAAGTATTTCCACCGCATTTTAATATTGCATCGGTTTCATTATATCCATCTAATACTGAATTATAATATTGAATCCAATATTGTTCTTTTTTGTTTAACTCGTCTTGCGTTTGAGCCGTATCTATTTCTTCTATAATGAAATTTTCTTTACCATATTTCCTTATTGCTCTTGCAAAATGAGTATCAAGAATATTGTTTAAGGCATCGTTACAATGTCTTTGAAATCTTTGTTTTATCGGTCTAATAGTTTGTCCGATATAAACTTTATTATTTTGAATATTAGTTATTTTATATATCCACATATTTAATCCCTTATGTGAATATTATGATGAATCTTGGCACGGTCTTATCTGTTCTAGACCTAACCGTTAGCAAATGTTAATAATTAACATTCACACCTGCGAGCGCAGTTCAAAAGGTTTTATATGGGCTGAGTATTCGCTTACCCATAGTTGAAAAATATGTTTTAGGGTCGCCCCTATCATAACTTTCATTACCACTCCAATCACAATTAGCATAATTAGGATATAATCTTTGTGCCGTAGATTTAAGTGCTAATTGGAATAAATCATAATTAGGGTCGCCCTTTTTACGATTGATACCTTTCATACATTGAAAAATACCGCAAGGGAATATACTTGTTTTATGAAATTTACCAACACCTTTTATTGAACCTTCTAATATAGCCTTTGTAACCATACGACCTTCGGGTAATGTACAAGTTCCATAATTAATTGATGTAAATGGTAATTGATTACCGCTACGACTTTGAAGTGTCTGTAAATTATGGTACATACCTTCTACGGCTTGATTTAATTCTTTTTCTGTTTTCTTTAGAGCATATTTATAAGCCTTTTCGTTATAAGCCTTATAATCGGGTTCGTCAATAGGTAAATCATTACGAAAATTGTAATCTAATTCGTGTTCTTCTACTAATTCAATATATTCTTTATAATGCTTAAAGAAAGATTTACGCACATAAGGTATCATAGTCCAATCTAAATGTGTTGCTGATACCCCACCAAATTGTTGTAAACTTTGTAATTGAAATATTACTGCTAATAATTGAAACGCAGTATTAATTGAATTAGCAGGTCTTACATCTGTTTGTCTTGTGTTAAATCCTTTTGCAAGTAAATCATCAAACGGAATACTAAGACAATTATGACTACCAATAGCATAACTATCGAGGTCGTGTATGTAGATTCTATTGTTTAGATGATTATCTTTGGATTTACGACACATACAATTATTTAGTGCGTATTCTTTTAATACATCAGATGATACCGCACCCATTTTGCCACCAAAAGAACGCTCATCTACATTTGCATTTTGATTTTCTACATTAGTAGCCTTTAATCGTCTTGTGATTGCTCTATTAAGTTTGCTACGTTTATTTCTCTCTAGTGTTCTATTATTTCTATACAGAATGTAACTCTTTGCAACATCTTTACGATTGGTTGCCATTAGTTTCTTCTCAATTATATCCTGTATATCTTCTACACTAAGTTCTTTGCTTTCGCTCTCTTTCTCAATACTTGTAGCGATTGATTCTATTTTCTGTTGAGAATCTTCTGTTATTTCTTTGTCAATGTCCAAAAAAGCCTTTTCTAGTGCTTTTGCAATTTTGTCCTTATTGAATTGAACTATTCTCCCGTCACGCTTAATTACATTCATAGGTAAAAACTCCTTAATTAAAATATATATTTTACCTTAGCCAAACTTCAATCCAATCTTCTTCGTCATAAGTGTCAGTTTCCATAACTTCCATATTTAACATAGGTCTAGGTATGGATGATATTTGGTCTTGATAAACGTATTTGGTTTGTAAATCATCATCCTTAAACCATAACAGGATAAGTTTTCGATTAGGGTTATCCCTTATAAACGCTTTAAGTGTCATATGCCCCTCCTTTCCTAAGAATGAATATATCCATTAACACAATACTTAAAATTAGCATAACACTCTTCAAGTGTATCAAACTCTGTAACGTTTGCGAATATAGTATGGAATCCGTCTAACTCAGTATCGTAGTTATGTTCTTTCATAAACTTTGTAAAACACTTTAATAACCTTTTAAGATATTTCTTTTTACCTTCTCTATTTGGGAAAGAATAAATATATTCTACGCTCCAAGAATAAGTCCTATTGTGTTTATTATATATAACATCAAGGTCGTTCATTGTAAGTAGATTAGGTCTATTTGATGTTAAATCATCATAAGAGATAACTCCAAATATATATTTCATATCTTCATTTTCTGTACAATCATTATTAAAAGAACGATAATACATTTTTTCTTTACGATAAGTAAACTTATCTATTACATTTTGAATAGCCTTAAACGGCTGATATTCTATTACTTTACCATAATAAATGTTCTGTAAAGTAGGACAATGCCAATTATTACTAAAGATTGCTTTATGACACGCTTTTTTATTATTTTTATATTTACATAATATACATTCAAATTTCATTTTAATCACTTCCCATAATATTGTGCGCCTATTTTAATTGGATTTTTTCCGATAGGTCTATTATTAAATTTCATACTATCCATTTCTAATACATTTGTCTGTCCGTTTAATACCATACTAATACAAGCATAAGTATCTTCGGTAGGTGTTGCTTTAGAGATGTTCCTATTTTTCCAAGTGCTAAATTGCCCCTTCTGTGATAGCACCTCTTCTAATGTGTTAGGGTATCTCGTATCTGCTATTCTATTAAAGATGGTTTCAATGGTAGCATATTTACTTTCGTGAATATCGTGTCCACATTCTAATTGAACAATTCTACCAAGAAGGTCAACTTCTTCCATTGTTAGCATAATTCCCCATCTATTAGCAGGAATTATCGCACCATCTTCTGCCTTTACATTTGTAGTGAAAAAAGTTACGAAAAGTAAAGATGAAACTATTAGTATCTTAGTCAGCATTTTCATTGTTTTCATTATTATCACCCCTTAATAAGTCTTTTAACCAAGTATTTCTTCGGTCTACAACATCAATAAGTAAACTTTCTGTAAATGCTTTTTTGTTCCCTATGTCACAATGAAACTCTTTTGCTCTAGTTACGGCTACATATAATAACTGTTTTGAGAGTAAACGTGAGTGCATTTCGCTTACTACGTTTATTACTGCTTTCCACTCTCCACCTTGACTACGGTGTGTCGAAATAGCCCTTGCAAGTAATAAGGTATTAAGTTTAGGCTTTTGAATTACTATTAGTTCTTCATCAAACTGACATACTAAATACTTTTCCTGTACTTCTCTCACAACGCCAATTTGACCATTGAACAACTGTGTTAAAGGTACATCTTCTTCGGTAAGGATGCCGTTAGAATTGTTAATCATATTCCAACTTTCTAAAGGCAAAGCCTTATAATCGTTTTTAGTATTAACAACACGGCTACCTTTTCTGAATACAATGTTCACTCCATCCCTTTTATAAGATAATGATAAGTCATTTGCTTTGGGTGCATTGTATTCATTTTCAATATATTCATTTATTCTATAAGTACCACAATCGCCTTTATTATAAGGTGAAAGGATAATTATTTCATCTTCTTTGTATTTCTTTACAAGACGTTCATATTCTTTAATAATCTCTTCAAAGATTTCTTCGCTTTCTACAAACTTGTAGTTTCCCGATATAGTAAGGATATTTTCTTTTTCTTTTACTCTATTACTATCAAAGAAATTCTTTCCCTGTCTTACATTCTCACCTACAAAAGCACCACCACTTGTATCATATCTGAATACTTTTGTAAGTTCTGCGGTAGGCACTTTATGACTTTCAATAAGGTCGCTAAATACACAACCTTTTGAAATGCTCGGTAATTGGTACATATCGCCACAAAGTACAAACTTGGCATTTGGATTTGTAACACAATTAAGCATCATTACAAATACGTCTAATCCGACCATTGACATTTCATCAATGATAATAACGTCTGAATAAATCTCTTGGTCTTTAAGACACTTTCTATGAATTGTACTAGCCTTGCGTCCTGTCTGATTAGAAAGTCTTAAAGCCGCCGCCCCTGTAGGTGCAAGAAGGGAATATGAAAGTCCATTATCTTCCATAAGTTTAACAAGTGCCTTAACCGAACTTGTTTTACCCGAACCTGCTTTACCTGCAAGAATGGCTATATCATATTCACAAACGCTACTTAAAAGACTACTTTGCTCTTCTGTAAGTTCAAAACCATCTACATTTGTGTATTTATGCCAATCTATATCTAACTTATGTGGATTATTAACCTTTTCATCTACAAGGTTAGAAATCATACATTCCCCATTGTATGTTTCTGCTATTGCTACTCTATGAGTTTCTTCATCGTAAAAGAATAATTCGCTTGTTTTAACAACAGGAACAATTAAATCCTGTAAATCTTTAGCAATAGTGTATTCGTTAAGAATATAGAAATAAAGGTCATTAGCATCTGTATAAGTATCACCTTCATTTTCGCTTTGGTCGAGTACACTAAGTACAAGATATGCACAACGTTCTTCTGTATGCTTTAATTCGGGTCTAATGTTCATAAGGAGTTTGTCAGATACTTCAAACGACCTTTTTAAGACCGATATAAGCACCATATAAGGCTTTTCTTCAATAGCCTTGAGTGTTGTTGCTTCATCACAGAAAACGCTTAAAAGAGCCTTACAATCGGTTGTATTAACCTCATACTCTTTAAGGTTCTGTACCATAGAATAATATTTATATCTCTCGGTAAGAGTTCTTGCATATGAATTAAGATATGCCGTGCCTACACCGTGAATTAAAGACAAGTCGATGCTTTCTTGACCTTCTGTTAAAATCTTCTCAATAAAATTAGGATAAGCATTAAGAATGTTGTGAGCAATCTTTTCGCTTGATGTACAATCCATAAGAATTTCAAACGATTTCTGTTCTGTAAGATTCTTAATGTCTATATCTATCATAGATGGTACGCTAATAATACGCACACAACTACCAAATCTAGGGTCGCACGATATTTCTTCAACTTCAAGTTCATACTCTTTACCTTCTACAAGGTAAGAATCTTCCCCTTTACTTGAGAACGTAAAGTATGAAGAAAGTTTAAGATTTCCGAAATCCCCGATTGGTGACCAATTAATAATGCAGAAATCCCCGTTCTTGAAATTACATTTAAGATATTTTGCTCTAACTTTCATCGACATAAAAAACAACCGCCTTTCATCTGATAGGTATATTATACCATAATGAAAGGCGATTGTCAAGTCCTTATCTGAAAATTAACAACACAATAAATTAAAAAGTATTAAAGCAAAAAGTATATCTAATATTATACAAAATTGCAATTTTGTCATTAATATCCATACTCCTGCGACCAATAATATGTGCCATCTTCTTCGTATATTGATATTGCAACTTTTGCAAAATCGTCATATAAGATATTATCTCTATGTGTCGGGCTATCCATCCAAGCGTCTACTACATCTCCTGCATTATCAAAACCATATGCTAAATTTTCTCCACCTTGTATTTTACTATTAACTGTGTACCATTGTTTACCATTTGGTCTTGTGTGAGAGAAGTTTTCAGATATTTCACTAGCACGAACATCGGCTACAGATTCAAGGTTAGCATCCCATACAAGAGGGTCTAATCCTGCATCTTCTCTTATTTCGTTGACCATATTACTTGCCTCAATCGCTTCGGCTCTAAGTCCTGTATCGTTTGAAGATTCAGATAAAGCAATAGCCTCATCATCAAAAGAATATGGTTCTTGAATTACATCTGCCACCGTTCTAAATGCTTTTGTTTTATCTATGCCCGAACTAGCACCAAAATTAAGTATAATCATAAGTGTTAATAACAGGACAAAGATTAAAAGCGTAATACCAACATCTCTTAACTTTGATAATTGTGCCTTGTTCATAATTAATCCTCCTTAAAACTTTTAATAATACTAAAGTTTTTTAATACTTCTTCCTTTTCTTCTGATTTAGTCCATTCGCCATCTACTTGTCTGCGCTTAAATTGTGTGTTAAACACAACTTTTATAATATCCCCACTATCACACGGATGGTCTGCGTAAGAATATTTGTTAATCTTTCTTTGATAATATTCTCCGTATTTAGGACTATAAAGTGTAGCAAACTTATTTCCATATTTGTTAGTTTCAATGTTTCCTACGATAAGAATATTCTCGTCAATACTTTTATCGACATAATCTGTATGACCTAAAATACCCATTTCATTTGACATACGTTCAATATTAGTTATTGGAATATATTTCAATTTTGAACAAATATGTCCTATCAAACATTCCATATCTACGCCACTAAATATCTTCTCAGTAGATTTTTCAGCAAATTTCATTACTTCTTCTCTAGTAACATTATATGTTTCTAAATCTGCTACCTTGAAACTTTTGCGCTTATATAATTGTTTAAATATTTCAAATGTTTGTAATAATAAGTTTATATCACCGAACTCACTAAAGAAATCTATTTTAATTAATTTTTCTATTTCGGTTTTGTTTGCTAGACTTTTAGTAAATATATCCCATAATACAGAAGTGAAGCAATTATAATGTCCGTCTTTTAGACTATATAAATTATTACCACAATTATTTCCTATACCTTTAATTGAATCTATACCTTTATATATTATCTTATTTTCGGCATCGCACCCATATTCACTTGTTGAAAATCTAAATATTGGAGATTTAATCTTAATTCCTTTATTCTGCGCAAGAATTGTTCCGTTAGATATATCTTCATCATTCTTGGCACAATTAAGGAAACTTGTACAAAATTCTACAGGATAATGGTATCTTAAATAACCCATCACATAACCTAACATAGCATATGATTCAGCGTGATTAAAGTTAAATGAATATCCACTTGCATCTTCAATAACTTTAAGGAATTGTTTTGCTTCTTCCATCGCTACTTCTTTAGGCTTATCTGATTTATTACAATATCCTTCAAGAATTTGCGGTAATGCCTTATCTATCTTGTCTTTTTGCTTTTTACCTATTGCTCTACGGATATTGTCGGCTTCTGAACCGCTAAAGCCACATATCTGTTGTAGAAATGCGATAGTCTGCTCTTGATATACAAGAAATCCGTAACTATCAGATAATAAATCGTCTATGATTTTACTTGGGTTCTTATTCCATTGTCTATTATAAACTTGTTCACGATAACTTTCACCACTAGGTCTAAGACAAGCAGAACATAAACAAACATCATCTACACTCATTGGGTGCATTTTCTTAATAGATTGTTTTGCAAAGTCTGACTCAAATTGGAATATAGCCGTACTATCTTCGGTTATATCTTCAAATACATCCTTATCTTCCCAATCTACTTCATATGCTTTTGGGAAATGAGTGCCGATAAGTTTACACGTTTTATCAATAACACCTACTGATTTAAGTCCAAGAATATCAAACTTAATTAAACCTAATGCGTGACACTCGTCCATATCAATAGGCAAAATTTGCTGATTATCTGCACCATAAAACATACCGTAATTATCGGCAAGTGTTACAGGACTAACTATCAGACCTGCGGGATGTTGGGATTGTGATACTACACACCCACATAACCCATCGTAATAATAAAATAAATCTGAATATTTCTTCTTTGTCGCTTCGGGATTAGCCTCGTATTCCTTTTTAATCTCTTTAATTCTATCAAGTGTATATTCAGTTTCGTTATTTGTTTTAACTCTAAAAGCCTTACCTATTGTGTCAATAACGGCTTTATCTGCTAATGTTTCTACTGCAAGGATATATGAAGTATTTGGTACTCCAAAACGATTTATGATATAATCATAAACCTTTGGTCTATCATCTTCGTACCAATCCGTATCAATATCTCCTGCCTCTACTCTATATTCGTTAGCAAAACGTGAAAATACTGTATGCCACTTTATAGGGTCAATATCTGTTATATCTGATATGTACGCAACTGTCGAGCCACCAACTGAACCACGACCAAATCCTGTTGCTATATTATTGTCTTTAGCCCACGACATAATCTCCGACATTAAGAGCATAAAACCAATCATATTGATTTTCTTAAATACTCTCATTTCTTCGTTGATATTTTCCCAATATTTAGGGTTATCTTCGATTTCGCCACGAGCAACCTTTTCATTATATTTTCTTTTTAAGGTTTCCCATAAAACCTTTTCATCATCTTCTCCGTAGAGAATAGGATATTTGTCTGACCTGTCAAAATCTAATTCTTCTACACTATCAGCCATTACATTAGTATTTTCAATGGCAGTTAAAACAATATCCATAGATAATGAATCTTGTATTCTAAATGCTTCTACAAGTTCATCATAACTCTTATATGTTAAATCACATTCATTTTCTTCGTCACCCCATACACCATCGGTTTTACCATATTGTAAAATTGTTCTACATTCAGCCTTATAACCATCAAGTGAGTGCGTATCGGTAGCGGCTATAAGGGGTTTATTATAAAAGATAGACATATCGTAAAGGAAACGGTTATAATCTATCTGCTCTTGCATATTATGATATTGTATTTCGTAGTAATCGTATTTTTCTAAAAGTGAAATATATTTTAATCTACGCTCATCATTTACCACGCCACTTTTTAATTCTTCTGCCGTAATACTCTTATGGAACTTATTTAATGGCGATTGAACACAGGCAGATATTTTAATTATATTATCACTAATAGCCAAGAACTCATCAAAACTTAATCTTGGCTTATAGTAAAAATGGTCTTTTTGCGTAGAAAGAAAGAACAGTTTATTAAGTTCTTTAAACCCTTCTTTATTCTTTGCAATTAAAATAGTGTGGTAATTATCTCTGATACTTTCATCAAAAGTTTCAGTAAGATATACCTCTATCCCGTGTAGGTATTTAATACCCTTTTCTTTGCAATATAGCCATTTTGAAACCCAATTATATATGTTTCCGTGTTCAGTAAAACAAATGGCTTTTTGACCTAATTCTACGGCTTTATCAATATAAAGTTTGTGATTAGTACAACTATCTAATAAACTATCTTCTGTATGTAAATGGTATGTAACGTAATTACTCATATTTTATAATCTTTCTTTTATGCTAATTTCTTTTAGGTCGTTAAGTGGAATAATATATCCTAAAGCATAATCGCCCATATCTACCAACTTTAAATTGTGTTGGTGTTCTAATACCCATTCTCTTAATTTCTGTGTATCAAAGATATATAGGATATTAGTATTTATTAAATAATAAAATATATAATCTGATTCAGTTTTTTCAAAACATCCCTTAGCATAATTTCTTCTGTCGGAATATACTTCGTACACCATATTTCCTGTTTTGTCAGCCATTCGGTCTGTTTTGACTTCTATCTTATTTATACCAAAATCCGTGGTAACTTGAATAAAATCTATATCAAATTGTTGAAACCATTTATCTTTTGAAACATCAACAATTTTAAGTGTAGATTTGTGTTTCCATAAATAATCATATATAATACTTTCACCTTTACGTCCAACATTATTATCTGTTATAAATCCCATTACATATATCTCCAAATTTATCTTCTATTCGTTGCCATTCATCATCTGTTATTCCACCACAATCATATTTTTCTTGTAAATTATAATAACATTGGATAAGATACCTTTGATTATGCCAAAACTTAAATAACGAATTAATAGTGGTACAAGTAACTTCTTTTTGTAACCACTTATGAAATTTATCCCAATTACATTTATATCCCCGTTTTTCCATTTCATCTGCTACCATAGAAGTATAAATATAAAAATGGTCAATAGGATAATACATAATTTTATTAACAAGTATATGATTAGGAGTATCTTTTTCTGATATACTTTTTGCTATACAACAACATTCACGATATTGTGACAAAAGTTGTTGACGAGGTAAATATGGAATTAAATCTTTGTGCCATAACCGCATATTAAAACTCCTTTCATTGATACTTATATTATATCATAATGAAAGGAGTTTGTCAAGTCAATTATAAAAATCTCTTATTTCTTTACTAAAATTATCATCCCATTGAGTTATAATTTTTCTATTTTTATAACTAGAAATTAATTTATTTCGATAGTATAATAATTGAGTGCGTATGCCTAATTCTTGACATATAAGTTCAATAGGATTATCTTTAGAAACTTCGCCCGTTATTACTGTAAGATAATAATTTTTATTTTTTAAGAATATTAAATCATTTTTAAAGTTTTCTAAAGATATTTCGTCATTATAATCTACAATAATATCTATATGCGGAGATTCTACATTTTTCCCTAGATATTCATAAGCCCCACATATCCTATCAAAACTTGTGGCATTATTATCAAAATTTTTATTTTTATCTGCCTTTTTATTATTATGGCTACTTTCTTTCCAATATGGAGAATGTTCAAAAAAGTTCCTTAATCTTAAATGTGAAGTACGATAATAAAACTTAAATCCCTTTTCTAAATATATATCTCCAATCGCTTCTGAAAATTTTGTGCCAATTCCAAGATTTTGATAATCGGGCAATACAACTGTCCTACTAGGTCTAAAACTATGTTTAATGTTGCCACTTGGAATAGGTAATACTGCACACATCGCAACTAATACATCTTCTAAATAGGCGACATAAATTTTTGCTGATTTATTCAAATCCTTACTTAAATAATGATGGTTTTTAAAATTCCCCCACAATTCTTCTTTGTCGCCAAGGTATTCGTGAATTGTGAGGGTTGTGTTTTTCCCAACTCATTACCTCTACAATCATATACACATTCATCGTCAAGGTCTATAACAATATCTGGCTTTAAGTAAGGTATGTAATCTTTATGACAAGAACAAAAGACTAAATTATGCAGATTATTATTTCTAATATATTTTTGAATACCATTACAAGTTGATTTAGCAACTGTTCTATCTATCGTGGATGTAAATTCATCAAATATACTATAATTATCTAGGTTTAATGCTATATCTGCTCTAAACCCTTCTCCTATTGACAAAACATTTCTTGGTTTACACCATACGGGAATTGAGTTTATACCAACCGCAGATAATTTATGTGTTGCTTCATCGGGAGTTTCAAAATTAGAAATAATGGCTTTGTTAGAATCATATTCTTTTTTATCTTTGTTATAGAAATCAAGTTCTTTTAAAAAGGTACTTTTGCCCTTTCCACTTGCTCCACAAATAACCATTATGTTATATTCTATATTTCTTAATTCATTTGGAAACTCATAAGGATAAAATTTACTTATTCCATCAAATTCATAATCAAAGTTTAATTGTGCTTGATATGTAAAATCGTCTAATGGTACTTTACTTGTTAATGGTGTTTCTTTTTTCTTTAATTTGCAAAAAATTGGACAATCTGTATAATTCATCTTTTTACCTTTTCGTATTTGTTTGATTTTAGAAAAGTGACATTTCTGCCACTTTTCTAAAATCGTTATTTATAGTTTAGTTAAAAGGAGATTTCTTCGCTCCCCCAAAGGGATTATTTGCAGATTTTCCGAAAGGACTATTGCCACCATTTGCACTACCCTTTACGGAAGTCTTGGGTGCGCTATCCTTACCACTCTGTGAGTTCTTATAGTCCTCAAGACGCTTCTTGTAGTTATTGTCAAGAATAACCTCACGCTCTTCAAGTGCTTTCTTGATAATCTCAGTATCGTATTGGTCGGCATCTTCGATAATATCTCCTGCCTTGACCGTCCACTCAATGCGTGTAAATCCCGACTTAACTGACTTAGCACCACCACCGAATGTCTTTTTAGCGGTTGAAGCGGTTTGTACTGCACCAAAGGAATGACCCTCAATATCACCACTAAGTTTTACAGTATCGCCAAGTTTGCAGAACGAATCATTATCGTTAGGTGCATAGAACATATCCTTTGTAATCTCAACTTCTTCACCATCAATTACGTTTGTCCACTTCTCAAGCATAATGAGGTTGAATACATCTACTCCAAAGTAATTAGGAACTACGAGGTCGATAATGTATCTGCCTGTTGTGCCACCATTACTATCAAGTTCGTCCACAATATCCTTAACAACACCTTCAACAGTAAACCTAGCACTATCTTCATCTGATACACCGCTTGTTGAAATATATGAAACAGGAAGTTCATTATAGAACGCAAGGTCTGATTGGTCTTTGTTAAGTCCTTCCTGTAAACTTAACTTTGACGTTACCTTAACCCTTGTCGGCTCACCCGACTTTCTAATAGTTTCGGTATTTGTTGTGTTCTTGTTAATGTCAATGAATGTAATCTTACCCTCAATCTTAGGGATAAGTCCATCATTGGTTTTGATATATGTAAGTTTCTTTGCTGATGTATCAAACTCTACATCGTAACCAAGTGCGGTCATAATTCCCTTGAAAATCTTATTCTCGTCACCATTCTTCTTATGACGAATAGTATCAAGGTATCTGAATGTGTGCTTAACGGGATTGCCATTAACCTCGACAATCATATTACCACCAATCCAAGCACTATTAATTTTCTTAGGCTCACCATCAATCTCACATTCTCGTGTACATTCATACACCTTAATATCAAATTCTGATACCACACCTACGGTTACTTCATTATTTTCTGCCTGTCTAACTTCTACATCATTAATTGTCATAATAGTTTTCTCCTTTAATTATTCGTATCGTTATCAAATTCTAACTCTAAATTCATATTTTCTTCTTCTGCTTTTTCAATCTCTTTTTCGGCAGTTTCTTCTTCGGTTTCTTCACTAAGAGCAAATACACAATCCATACACATAGCCTTGCCATATGTTTCCTTAGACTTTGCTACAATCTCTTCTGCCGACATTGTAGTTCCATCCTCGAATGTATATGCCTTAATCTTCTTGCCACACTCTTCGCAAGTGTAAATAGTAGGTTCTACACCATCATTCATCCACTCTCTTAACTGTCTGCCAAGTTCGGGTGTAATTCTACCATAGAAACCTTGAGCATCAAGGAATGTATTATCCTTAATAATTGTTGCGTTATGCGTGTCTTTATCGCAATCCATAACAAGCATAAACTCATACTCAAAGTCATCTCTCTGTACAGGTGCAAGACCTAACTTCTTAACTGTACTCTTACCTGTTTCGGGGTCTTTCTCTTGTACATATTCAGACTTCGACCTAAGTGTTACAATAACACCACAATTCAAATCCATAATTGTGTCGATAAATCTGTTCTGCACCTTACCTGCGTCATTCCAAGCAGAAAAATCTGTTTTACCACGCTGATTAGAAATCTGTTCCTTATAATCAAGGACACCACCTTCACCCTTCCAAGCGTGTGAACCGCTATCAATGATAATAATACCATCTTCGCCTACAATCTTCTCTGCTTCACGCATAGCCTCGATATATCTGTCAGTTGTGTAAGGCGGTTCAAGGTCACAATGTAAAAACTCACCCGTACCCAAATCAGAACGATTAGCATAAAGCAAAGCACGACCACGCTCTGAATCAATTACGGCAATCTTTTCCCAATCCTCTGTCATACCATATGCAAGGAAAAGAGCAGAAAGTGTTTTACCACCACCACTAGCACCTGTCAGACAAATCCTAGCCTTTGACTTTTCTCTTTTTGCTTTCTGAAAATTGAATCCCATAATTTTCTACCTCTTGTTTTTCTAAATCGTTTGTTTTAAAATGTTTTTTCTAAATGTTTTGTTTATTTTGTTACGTTTGTTACATTGAAAAACTACCTGTAAGTGAAACCTTATAACCGCCACCAAAATCCTTTTCATAAGCATTAAGAAGTTTTACAAAGTTATTATAAGCATCTTCGACTTCTTTCTTGCGCTGAGCCTTTTTATTTGCTTCTTCTTCCTTTGCTTTGTCAAGGATTGCCTTCTTACGATTAGTCAGTTCCTTAATCTTACGTTCAAGTTCTTCAAGTTCTGTTTCTTTTGTTTCAAACAGTTCTGTACCATCTGCGTTCATTATAAAATCCCCTTTCTATAGGATATTCTGTGCAGTTCCGTTATTAGAATGTGTTGCCATATAGGTCAGCACATCATTACGTTGCTTGTGTCAGCCAACTAATAACGGCATTTTCATTTTAACTGAGGTGTCCTGCTCTCTCTCAGATTAGCCATATCGTCATATGGCAAATTATTTATTATATTGAAAATTATATATAATTCCATTTATAATTATAGGCTATTTTATATTTATTATTTTTACATTTTCTTGAAATGTTAGTTCTGATTGTTGATAAATTAGATGATATATTATTATTTTCTTTAATATATATAGCCGCTTTATTTATACTATCAAATATTTGTAATAAATTATTATCTTTTGTATATTGTGCAACTTGTTTATTATGATAAGCCCCATTAATTTCAAGATTATTTAATTTGGCAACACGATAAACTAATTGTTTACAACAACCTATTTTTTGTATTATTTCTTTGGTTGTTAATCCCGATTTAATTAAATTTGCTATATATTTATAATCATAAGGTTCGTACATTGTACCACCTATTGTGGCATTATAGCCATTTTCATTATAAGAATTAAATTGTTTAATCCAATATATTTCTCGTTCGTCTGCAATTTTTGAATCACAATCTTCAATTAATTCAATATAAAAATTATCTATTCCATATTTATCAAAAGCAAGAAACAAAGGTCTATGTTTTTTACAAGGTGTTTTAGAATCGTATATATGTTTCTTAAATCTTTCAGATAAAGATAATTTTGTTTGTCCAACATAAACTTTATTATTTATATTATTTTTTATAACATAAATATGTGATTTCATATCTATATCCCCAATAAGGCATATGTCAATTCACGACATTCTAGGGCATATGCTAGACTCTGTTAGCCTTGTAGGTGACTAACGAACCGTGTTCGGAGGGAAGATTAAGTATGAATGAAAAAACAACGACAAGGTTTTCTCAACTCACAATCATATTATATCATACTTTATATCATTTGTCAATACCTATAATTCATAAATTTTTCAAAGGTTTGTTCTTTGATATAAAGTCGATAGGCTCTTTCAACTTCTTTTATACTTGCATTAATAACATTAAGGTAAGGTTGTATCATTTCTCTAGCCTTTTCTTCGGATATTTCGCCATTACGATACAATTCTTTATAATATTCTGCTTGTTTTCTTAATTCGTCTTTTAACTGTCTTTGCATTTTCTTCTATATAAGGTCGGGAGTGCAGTTTCAATCACTCGATTCTACTATGGATTTCGTAGATGTTGATAATGGAGTTCTCTCTCCAAGCGTTCCACGGACGTAGCCCCTATTGTCTTGGCAACTTTTTAATACTTGTTCACCGACCTTATGCCTATATTATACCACATCAAATATCATTTGTCAATACTTATTTCAAAATAATTTTTAGCAACCATTATATAATATTCATCTTCGTGGTTAAATACACATAAAAACATATTACCATATGCTATATATTTAAATGGTTCATTAGGATTTTTCTTTAACCACATTATACATTCTTTAATCCTCATAGTAATTTCGTCATTAGATATATCAACTGACTTAGTATTATTTCCACCAAATTCATAAAAACTTTTGGGAAATTCTATATTCTTTTCAGTAACTTTTTCGGCTACTAAACATCTATGTCCACAACAAGGACATTTAACATATTCATCCCCACATTTATCAAATTCTATATCGTCATCATTATACTGAAATACAGAATTACACGATTCACAGATATATTCTATTTCATAATCTTTAGCCAAATCATATTTATAATTATTTTCAATTATTCTCATATATATTTTACCTTTCAATATTTTACTAATTGATAAAGACTAATTGCCAAATCACGCCATTTTGTATGTTCTAGGGCTTTAGTGTCGATAGGTACTTTCGTCCAATCTTGTACTTCTTCTCTTGGATTTCCCGTGCGCCATACATCTAAATCTTCTACAAAGAATGTATTAAGTATTTCCATAGATATTTTCCAATGAATTGTATTCATCCAAGGGGCATACTCAAGACAATAATCTTTATATTGTCGGGTTTTCTTGTCAATACATCTTAAAACAGTATGCAAAATACCACCGCTACCATCTGAGAACTCTTCCCAACGTGCGCTAATTTGTCTTACTTCTACCCGACCAAGCCACAAATCATCTTTTCGAATAACTCTATTTGCTTGTCTGAGTAATTTGGTGAATTGTCGTTGGTATTCTTTACGCATTTTATTCATAAAAATACCTCACTTAAATACATTTTCTCTTATCCTTAGAACATATTTCTTGATGTTAAAACTATCTACTATAATCTGCTTATTTACATAGGTTTTGCCATATGGAGTAGTATAGATATTTATTGTCGGTGTACCGATAATTGATAGATTTAACTTAGTATCTTTTTTCTCTTCGTTATCTATACATAAACGTTCACGGTCTTTGTTGGTTATGTTAAAGAATAGATAACTTATGTTATCCGATATTAACTTAACTGTCCTATGATTTTTACCTAATATCTGTAATTCACTTGGGGTAAAAATTATATTATGTAACTCAAAGACAGGCTTCGGTATTCCATTACCCCATAAAACGTCCGTATTGGCATCAAATAGGTCAAATAAATTACAAGGTGCATCTTCTATCGCATACGACCTTAAAACGTCAATACAAGGCTCATATGAGAGTTCTATGCTATTATAATAATCAATAAGTGGTTGTAGATTTTCTTGCTTAATAAGAACACCACAACTCTGTTCGTGACCTCTAGCCCATTCTACAAGTTCGTTGTTGTCAAGGTCGCTCTGTAAAGGAATAGGACTTCTTAAACTGCCGACAAACTCATCGTTGATAATCTTTCCTACAAGTGTGGGTTTGCCACCACTCATATCCATTATTTTACCTGCAATAAGACCACTATAACTTTTAGGCATATCATCACAGGAGAATACTACAATGTTATTTCCCGAAAGAGTATTTATCTCATCTGTGTAGTTTTCAATGATAGAGTTTACAATTTCGACTTGCTCTTTATGAGCATTAGCACATATCTCTAACGCATCTTCGATATTCTTTCCGAAAAACGCATTAAGTATAATATATTTTATATTTATATCTTTTGACCTACAAACTGCATTAAGTTTAGGCACTATCTTAAAAGCAATATCTCTTTGAGAATAAGGCTTATCACCTATAAAAGTTTCAAATAGTGCTTTGAGAAACTTATTATTAATACATTCAGCCGTTTCAAGACCAAAGTGATAATACGTTCTATTCTGCTCGTCAGCCATATTCATAACATCAGATACAAGACTAAGAGCAACTAAATCAATATATAATCCCGAATAATCAGTATCATATTTAGCATCTAATGCCTGTAAAAACTTATGAACAACAAGGCAACCACTACCATTTGTCGATACATTATTATTACGCTCGTCTTGATTATTAACAAGAATACCATTCGTAATAGGTGTGGTTATCATATGATGGTCTAATACTAATATATCTATATTCAAAGCATCGGCTTCTTCTTTATCATTAGTACCACCATCGGGAATAATAAGAAACTTAGCATCAAAATTATATTTTTCTTTAGTATTTTTGATACCATCAAATATTACTTCATCTTGTAATCCACGTTCTTTACCTTCGTGAACTAAAACCCTTATATTCCAATCGGGATTCATTTTCTTCATATAACGTGCAAGAATAACTGTACTTGTAATCCCGTCCACATCATCATCACAAAGGATATAAGTATCGTCACCAATATGCCGACTAAACATTTCTACGGCATCAAGCATATTATAATAGTCATAATAATTATCAAGATATTTCCCTGTAGGATTAAGGAACTCTTCTACATCCTTAACTCCGCATTTTGTAAGATAATCCTCAAGACTAATTGCTTCATTCTTTTTGTATAATTGTTTAATCTTCATTATGGTCTATACCCTGTACATAATCTATTATATAATCAGAAATTGCATTACAATAATCAACGCACATATTATTTATAAAAGCCAAATCTTCTTGTATGTCTAATATTGCTCTAAAAAGTACATCATTGATTTCATTAATAGTATATTGCTCATACTTTTTACATCTATCTTTAATACGAGGAATACTATAGTGCATATACCAACACTTTTCTGAACTACCCCAACCTACCCAACCAATGTACATTTTATAATCATTGTCTGTATAAATATATAAATTGTAAAAAGGTTCTTCTTCTGTTTCGTCTTTACACCATTTAATTATCATCATCTTTTTCCACCTCGTAACAACCCATTAGTTCACACATTTTAGTCTGTTCTTCTGTAGTAAACATAATATAGTTTTGACTAGCACATTTTTCTTCATTTTTTTTGTCACACGATTGACAAAATACACAACCATAACAACGTGAATTTTGCTTCATATTTTTCTCCACTATTATTTCACTATTTTTCACTATTTCAATGTTTTACTGAAACTTAGTTTTTTACATTTTCGCATTTTTCTAATATCTCATCCATTTCTCCTAAATATATTCCCATCATTAAAACTCTATGAAAAGCAGTAAATATTTCTTCGTAAGTATATCCTTGATTTTTCTTTTCAAGATATTTATTATTAATTATATTTTGTATTTCTTTCCATTCTTTTTCGGTAAAAACATCGTGATATTCTCTTGACATATTTTCTCCTTTTATTATATTACAAGCCATTTTCCATTAATCAAAAACCATTTATATCCAACATATAATTTAATCATTTATTTTCTTTGTTCCTTTGTTGCTTCAAGTATTGTCGGTGCGTTGCTTACCAAATCTGCCAATGTGTCACAGTATTTTGGATGTATAAAATCACACTCCCATAATTCAGAGTTATCCTTTTCAAACGCATCCGCATCAATACAACGACCATGAGGTTCTAATACTGTGCCGTTAAATATTGCTAATTCACATTCTGTTAATTCGTGATACCCTTTTACTTCTTCATATAATTCTTCATCAATTTCAATTACTATCTGCATCTATATCTCCTTTCATTGATACACCTATTATATCATAAAAGAGGTCTAATGTCAAGACCTCTTTTAAATATTTTATAACTCAATTTTTTCTATTTCTGCTCTTACTTCAAGGTCATATAAATATGAACCCATATGTAAACATTGATTTCTAAGTGTTTCTATTGAACAAGAAGGTTGAAATTCAAGCGTTCCTGCACTATACTTAACAAGCACTTTATGTAATTTATCATATCTAATCTTAGTTTGATAATATTCAGCCTTAAATCTATCCTTATAATCATTAGAACACATAAGGTCAATAGTATCAGATAATGTTTCGATTTTTTCTTCTTCGTACATATCTCCCATTTTATTCTCACTTTCCTAATATTAAATCTTTTGCTATACTCATACTAATCTGCTGACACATTTTACCGCCAAACTCACCACATTGTTGTACAAGTTCAAGTTCTTCTTTGAGCAAATCTTCATATATGCGCCTTGGTAAGTTCATAGCCACGGTTCTAAAATCTGTAGGCTCTATCTTATCGGGCAAAATACCTTCGTCACGCATTTTATGAAGTTCTTTTTCAATACGATTCTTCGTACAGATAGATTCCATAATCCTACGGGCTTCTGCTTTGGCGTTTTCCTTTTCGGGGTCAACTATCTTTTCTTTAGTTTTCATTGACTCCTTAAAATCTTCGTTAACTATCTTGAGATAACAAGGTGCTTTAATATCGTGGTCATCCCAATCATCAAGTTCTGCTCTCTTAATAACAATACCTTCTTGTCTGTCACCATAAGCAGGACTATTCATAAATGATTTACAATGTTCCCAAGATATAAAATCACCACAATACAATTCGTGGATATATTCAAGATTTGCTAACTTACAAAAGTCCTTAACCATCTGTTGTTCAAGCCACATTTGAAGGTTTGTATCGTATATATCATATACATACCAATGTTTAATCTTTCCCGTGTCGTTATAAATAATCTTATTCTTATTAGACCATTCGCCAAACACACGCCAACTAGAATGTGCCTTAAACATTTCCTTTGTATTATCATTCATTTCTTGAACAAAATTCCAAAATCCATTAAGCGTATTCTTAAAATTAAGTTCTTGCTTACGGGAAAAGGCAACCATAGTGTCGGTTTCAGCGTCATAACAAGCACACGCATTTGAACCATCAAACTTTTCTGTTATCTGAATTTTACAAGGTTTATCAAAAGCGTATGTGTTTCTGTTTCTAAGTTCTGTATCTTCTTCTCTGATATTTTGAATATCTATAAAATGTTTCTGCTTCATATTTATTCCTCACTATCTTCACTATTTTCTTTAAATACTTTTATTCCATAAGATAAAAATTTTTCAAAATCTTCAAGAGTAAAACCCCATTCTTTACACCATTCAATTAAACTATAATTACTACATTCTTTTTCTATAGCATATGCAATATTTTCTGCTTTGGTCATATTTCTATCTCCTTACTAACATTTTTTCTTTATTATAACATATAAAATGTTATTTGTCAATATTTATGTTAGGATTTTCTTAATTCTGTCTTAGGTACTTTAATAACTTTATTTTGCCAATCGGTTACAAAACAATCGGTCATATGCCCTGTACCTAAATCTACATTTACCCATATTTTTATATTCTGCGGATATGAACCAAAACGCACTTTATACATATGATAAATATGTGTAGCGTGTGGTAATCCAAATCCACGATAACCGATTTCTTGTTCTATAATTTCTCGTGCTTTAAGTTCTTTGGGTCGTAATGGTAAGAATACACCACCTATATCAAGTTTATTTGCAACGGCTCTTGAACCTGCGATTGATTCTACACCGATTGCTTCTACACTACCCAAGTTTGCATTAGTCTGAGTACAAGTATAAACAGGAATGTTATATGTTCTTGCCATTAACTTTAAGAAGTCTGATAAATTTGCTAATACTTGGTCAGTTCTTAATCCTACACCGCCATTAGCCCTTACCATTTCGGCATTGATAGCACCACCATCTTGAATATAATCATATACCAAAAGTTCAATGCCGTGGTTTAAAACGTGGTCTTTAATTTCCTGTTCAATATTTTTCATTGTAAAGTTTGGCATATAAACCAAATGAATATTACTATTTTGTAATATATCAATAGCCGTATCTATACGCAAACTTTGTTCTGCCGTATAATGTCCATTAAGTATCGTACTAACAGGAATATTAGCAATATAAGACAAAAACTTAACTGACAACTCTTGAACATTATCCAACTCGAACTGAATGTATAAACCACCATTCTTTGTTTGATAAGGATTATCTACAAATGAATCTGCTTTATCATCCCATAACTGTTTAGCACAAAGTTTTGTCATTGTAGCAACCGCTATTGACGTTTTACCTGTACCCGATGGGCTTGAAAAACAAGTTAACTGACCATCCATTAAACCCCTTGTAACCGTATTCATCAACTCAGAACAAAAGGAATGACCATATAGGGGTTCTTCTTGTAACTGTGCTTTAAGTTCTTCAAGCCCGAATCCTGCTTTAGTTTCTTCAAGGTCTTTTTCTTTAGGATAATAAACCTTATCTATTTGTAATTGGAGATTATCGTAATAGTTTAATATATCTTCAATTTTGTATTGATTGAGATTTTCCATATTCTTCTCATCAGAAATCTCTTCATTCCAAAATTTTGAAATATCAAAACCATTCTCTTTATAAACTGTTAAACAGGATAGTTTACGAAACTCTTTATAATATCCGTCAAAGTTATCTACATCTGTAAGTTCAATAATTGTGGCAATATAACTATCTCCACTATTATCAAGATAAACGTTATACTGCGCTTCATATGGTTTAAGAAACTCATTTAAATCCATAATAGAGATGGTCTTATATCCATTACAAGCAAGATTATAAATACTTACATAAATTATCTGATGAAACTTATTAACGGCAAATTCGTTTTTATCTAATTTGTATTTTTCATCCAAACATAATGTTGGGTTCTGTACTAAACACGCTAATAATCTATCGGTAATTGAGTTTGAATATATTGCGCTCATTAATTCTACTCACTTTCTACTAAAGTTAAAGGTATTTTAAGTTCTTCGCCACAAAAAGGACAAAATCTCACTTTAGCGACATTTACTAAATATCTTATATCCCAATCTTCGTCACTCACTTCTAAAGTTTTTAATATCCATTTTCTCGGCTCTTTATCATATGGAAACCATTTGTCAAATTGAATTGCACACGGTCTATAATTGTTATTATCATATTCAAGTAATTCTTTACATCTGTGAGTAATTATGTGCCTTATATCTCTCATAAGTCCTCCATATTGATAGGTTTATATTTTAAGTTTTTACTTTTATTAGATTTGATAATAACCTGCTTATCTTCAAAATCGTAGTTTTCTACACTTTTTTGTATTGCTGAACATTCATTGTAAAACTGTTCTGCTTCTTGTGCATAATAATCTACAAGACTTAAAGGTGACCAATTTGATTCTTTATTGATAAGATTCATCTCAAGAATCTCTTGCATATACCATATTACATAAAGAATAGTATCATATGTCCAAGTAGGATTTGCTTTAAGTAAATTACTAGCCTGTGACATAAGTATTTGCCATTTTATAGCCTTTTTATTCCAACCATAAACATTGACATATAAATCTTGAATAGTATCAGTAAATGCTCTGCGGTCAGTTCCTTCGGCACTTTTATAACTATGTTTAGTTGTATTCTTCTTTTTTTCTAAAGATGACAGATAATGATTCTCATTACAATAATACATACCACTTTTAGGACTATAAGCGGTATCTTTATCTATCTCTTTCTTACAATATCTACACTTACACGTTGCCATTGTTCTTTGCTTTCTGCATATTATTTATTATAGCCTTTGAACAAGAATAAATTGTTTTGTCTGCGATGTTCTGAATTGCCCCTTGTTCTAAAACAGGACAACTTTCACATTCGGGATGATTTTTACAAATATTTTCTATATAACTTGTATCTGCCATTTGCCCCATATTAAATGTAAAATTCATTCTTTACTCTCCATTTCTATTCCACAAGACGGGCAATAGTCAGAAAATCTACTTGCACCAAATGGATTATATCCACTCTCTTTACCACATTCAGAACAGTATATACCTTGTCCTTTATGTACCCAATGCCCCTTACGTCTGCTCGGTGTGACGGGAGGTAATTCTGTAATATTTTTCTTTATCAACCGCACCGATATAACATCATCGTCATTTAAGCCTTTATATGGTTCTAATGCTTTTTCACGGCTTATCGCACCTTCGCAAGATTTGTTTGCCTCTGCTTCGTATGGACAATGCTCTACACAATATTTGCTACCTTCTTCAAAGATACAATCATCACACGGCTCTTGCGATAGTGCCTTTATTGCCATATCTAACGCCCAATTTTTGTCGTTTTGCATTTTAGCGGCTTTGGGTATACCAATCTTAACTTTCATATCGTCAAGCACTTCAATGGCTTTTTTACGTTCTTTTCTTGTCATTATTCTAACTCCAAATCCTTATCGTCAAAATCAAAATTATGTTTAATAGAAATCATAGACGCATAATTTATTACCTTATCCATTTCTTCTTGTGATGTTGCATCATATATAAATTGTATAGTATAAACATATATACCGCTTTTAGGTGGAAATATCTTTACAACATATTCGTGATTATTTATTAATCCGTTTCTGCTATGGTTTTTGTATTTGACTTCCATTTTTCAAACTTCTTTCTTTGATGTTTTTCAGTAAAGTGACATATCCAAAATCCTAATTCATACATACAAAAAGATAATATAAATATTTTCCAATCCATACTATACCTCACTTTCTACAGGAGCAACAGGAATCGAACCCATATCTTCACTTTTGGAGAGTGTCATTCTACCATTGAACTATGCCCCCACTTGACTATATTATATCACATAATGATTAATTTGTCAAGCCCGAATCTATTAATTTACATCTTGTATTCCATAGTAACTGTTCAAATTGCACGATTTGGTTATCTTTTCTAATCCATACTATCCATAAATCATTGGGAATCCATCTTGGATTTTCTTTAAAACATATAGAAAATACTTCATAATAACGTTTAAACGCATCTTCATAACTTTCAAATATTTCTAAACTTTCAACTTTATCTGTAAAATCTAAATCACAAAAACATACGCCAAATCTATAATCATTTACATTAGCCATTATATAATCTCCCTGTTGTTTAATAACCTTTTAAACACTTCTTCGCCTTTATCTGTCGGGCTATCTTTATAATCTAATAATCTATCAGTATCATTATCATAGATTATACTAATCTCTTTTGCATAAGGTCTTATAATATCAATTATCCTATTAACTTTAACCTTATACTTTTCCCATTCCCGACCACGCATAACATCATACTGACGGTCTAATGCTATTATAAATTTCTCTACGCCTAAGTTTAATAATAACTTTAACTTCTGAATAGAAAAATTCATACCGAACATTCCTACACAGATATTAGGCATATTAAAACTATCGGATTGCATAACAGATTTAGGTGATTCTAATAGGATAACTTGCTTAGACTTTTCAATATTAATTTTATTATAGTTAAGCCCAAACAATTCTAATCCCATTTGAAACTTGTATTCATCACCATTGAGCATTTTAAGATGAAAATATTTCAATCCATCATTTATTAATTCGGGATTGGTATTACGACAATGCGTACCTACAAGTTTACCATCAATATTTCTAACAGGAATAACCACCTGCTGACTACGATTATACCACTTGATTTGATACTTTTCTTGCGTTTCTTCGCTAATACCTTCTTCAAGCCACGGAAGATAAATACAATCGTCAAGTTTAGAAAGGACATAGTTATCATATATTTTATTTTCTGATAAGTTCTGTCCTTTTGTATATCTCAGTAATCCTTGCCAATTATAGATATTGTTTTTAACCTGCTTTACTTCTTCCTTAAAGTTAAAATCAATCCCTACTTGTTCACATATCCATTTCATAGAACGATATGTTGTACAAGGTTCTCCGATAAGTTCTCTGCGCTTTTTAACTAAACTTAAAAGTGAATATGAGCAACCACATTCACTAAAGCAAGTAAAATATCTATCTTCTTCGTTAAATGCTAAGTTAAAACCGCCTCCATCTACATTGTGACAGATAGTTCTAAATCTATCCCCACGGTGTTCAGCACCTAACTTACGCATTATATTATAGTAATCTTGGGTAGTTAATTTC